ATCCTTTATGAACCAGACAGCCAATCCAATGATGGCTCCGTTTGTTAAGTACGATTATATTTTGCGGGAGCTTAGTGCTTCTATGGATCTGGACGAAGATAAGATTCTGAACGATCCACGGGAGGCCGCAATACAGGCTAAGATGATGGCTGATATTGCCGCCATGATGCCGCAACAGCCCGCACCACAACAGCAACCGGCTCCCCCAGATCCGACAGGGACAGGCGGAGGCCAGATAGCTCCAGGTAATGCCCCACCTCCGGAAACGGCAGGGAATACTAATGGTCAGGACGCAGAGGCGGCTCCAACGCCACCGCCGGATCAGGCGGCCTAAGTAATGGATAAGAAATTAGCAAAAGAGATACTACCGCTAGTTAATGACCCCGATCATTATGCCCTTCTCAATAAGTATGTGTCTGGGCGGATTGAGACATTGCGGGGGTATCTAGAAAAGACCCCAGATCACGCAAAGATTACAGCGATCCAAGGGCAAATTGCAGAGCTAAGAACTTTTCAGACATTAAGAGAACAGGCCATTGAGATGGCTCGTAATAATTAAGAGGGAATATCCATGAGCAAGAAAAAAGACACCCCAGAAAGCGAAGATCCCCGCGCAAGAAAAGAAGATATTGAGGATCAGGAAAATACTACTGACGAAGAGGGTGAAGGCCCGCAAACCCTTTATCATGGGGGCATGGCATCAGAAGAATGCCCTATGTGCGGGGAAGGGCCCTGCGTTAGTTCTGGTTTAATGGGTGATTGTTCTTCTTCCGGACTAACCGTGGGATCAGACCCTATCTCCGGCAACCCTGTCCCAGCAGGATCTAGTCCTGCGGAAGTGCGGGACGATATCCCTGCCCTACTGAGTGAGGGCGAGTATGTCATCCCTGCGGATGTTGTCCGTTATCACGGCTTAAAGACATTTCAAGCCCTCCGTATGGAAGCAAAAATGGGCCTTATGAGTATGGCTTTTGAAGGCCAGATTCAGTCCTACGACCCCGAGGGCGAGGAAGAGGATTATGAAACCCACACCATGCCTGACGGCACTGAGATGCAAGGGGCTACGCACGAAGAGTATGTAGAAGACGAAGAAGTGGATGTAGATCCCGCTATGACAGAAACTACTACTGAGACTATGGAAGACACTGAGACTAAGAGGAAAAAACAAGCTTCTGATTTCTCTTACAAACCACGGATGACAGTAGCACTTATTAAATAACTAGGGGCGATTAAGGGTGAGTAGGGATGGAGCCTGTTACTATTATGGCGGCATTTTCCGCCGTAAAGGCCGGTATTAGCGCCGGACAGGAGATTGTTGGGCTAGTTAAGCCTTTAGCGCAATTATTTGATGAAATTGACGATGCTAAAGTTTCTCACAACAAAAAGAAAAATAGGCCAAGTATTCTGTCGGCTAATGAAGAGGCTCTAGACACCTTTATTAAGAAAAAACAAGCAGAAGATATTGAACAACAGCTTCGTGAAGTTGTGATTGCTACCAGAGGAATATCCGCTTGGAATGAATTGGTGGCGCTAAGAACTAAAATCCGCGTGGACAGAAAAACTGAAAATGAGCGGATAAAACAGGAAAAAACAGAGAAATTAGAATTGACCGTTATGATAGGTGCTTTGCTCTTCGTACCGGCATTAATTTTTGGGATCGTGATGTTTATTATTAATAACACCCCAAAATAAATTGCGTGGACGGGCTACCCGCAAACCTTTGGCAATTTCGCCAAACTACTTTGAGGCCCCCTAAAGGAGAACTACATGGCTAAATACGAAGGCCAATACCGAGATAGTCTTGATGATCAAGAAGAGATTCACCAAGATTCCTCCCAAGCCGCAGGGGGCGATAAGCCCTTTGAAGAAACGTCATTTAAAAAACGATACGGAGATTTGCGTAGGCATATGCAGTCTCAGATGTCTGGCAAAGACAAGGAGATTGAAGAACTTCGGTCACATCTAAGCCAAGCAACACAGAAACAAATTAAGTTTCCTAAGAGTGACTCTGAAGTTGCTGAGTGGGTTAAGAAATACCCCGATGTTGCAAAGATTATTGACAGTATTGCCCAGCGCCGAGTTCTCGAAGGTCAGAGAACGCTGGAAAGACGCCACGGAGATCGTGTCTCTGCTATCGAATCTAAACTTTCTAAGGAGACTGCCGAGAAAGAGCTAAAAGCCCTGCACCCTGATTTTGATCAGATTAGAGCCGATACTAATTTCCATGATTGGGTAGCACTTCAGCCGTCTAATATCTCTGACGCACTGTATAAGAACAATACAGATGCTAAGGCCGCCGCTAGAGCTATCGATCTTTATAAGGCTGACGCGGGTATTAAAACTCGCCGGAAAGCCAATAATGCCTCCGCCGCACGGTCTGTTGGTAGGACTTCTGCCTCTGCTCCAAACTCTAGAAATTCAAGGTTTTCTGAGTCACAGGTAGAGAAGATGTCAGCCGCCGAGTATGAGAGAAGCGAGGACGCTATCCAGAAGTCTATTCGGGAAGGGTCTTTCGAGTATGACTTATCTGGGGGCGCAAGATAACACTTGTAAAAGCACTAACTATCGTGTTATAACAACACCAAATATGTTATGAACTAACACAGTTCGTAAATGCCGCAAAGCCGCATATTTTGCCCACCTTTGCAATTATTCAGAAGAACAGTTTAAGTTACCTGTCCTATTGGCCCTTGGATCAATAAGGAAGACCATAGTTTCGGCTATGTTATTGCTTATAAAGAGAAAAGTTACCCACTAGTTATTCAGCCCTTAGCACCTTGGTTCGTTCTGTTTTGTACCAACCTCTTTGAGGTTTTTCACACAACTTAACTTAATAAGGAGGCCAATCATGGCTTTTGATAAGGCAAACGGCTACGGTAACTTACCCAATGGTAACTTCTCGGCAGTCATTTATAGCAAAAAGGTTCAGAAAGAGTTCCGTAAATCTTCAGTTGTAGAAGATATTTCTAACACCGATTATTTGGGCGAGATTAGCTCATTTGGAGACAGTGTTAAGATTATCAAAGAGCCGGAGATCACAGTTAGCACCTATGCACGGGGCACGGCTGTAGCGGCACAGGATCTTTCAGACGCAGACTTCTCGCTCGTAATTGACCAAGCGAACTACTTTATGTTCAAAATGGACGATATTGAAACCGCGCATAGTCATGTAAATTTCATGGATTTGGCAACGGATCGTGCGGCATACAAGCTACGCGATACTTTCGATGCTGAAGTCCTTGGCTACATGTCAGGCTGGGAGCTTAACAACTCTAATGTTTGGGTTCGCCGAACTGCCGCAAACGGCACGAAAGCAAACTCAGGTGCAGGGGCAGACGAACTTCTAGCGGCTAACTCCATGTCAATCCTCGATTTTGGTGGATCTGATTTGGGCGTTGCTGGTGAAGTTACCTCCATCCCAGTTGCGGCTGGTGGTGGTGCTGGCGGCATTACTTCTCCATTGGCTGTTCTTAACCGAATGGCTCGTAAGTTGGACGAAGCTAATGTTGACACTGCGGATCGTTTTTTCGTAGCAGATCCAGTGTTTTACGAGATGTTGATGGACGAAAATTCAAAGTTCGTTTCATCAGATTTCGGTGGTGGAGAAGAGCTTCGCAATGGTCGTGTAGGTGATGGTTTGGTTCGTGGCTTTAAAGTCTACAAGTCAAATAACCTTCCCTACGTTGGAACTGGAGCCGGTACTGTACTTTCAACTGGCTCTGAGACTAACTTCGGCACTATCGTAGCTGGGCATAAGTCAGCCTTAGCGACTGCTCAACAACTCAATAAGACTGAAAGCTACCGCGACACAGCATCTTTTGCTGACATCGTGCGTGGGATGCAGTTGTACGGCCGTAAGATCCTTCGTCCAGAAGCGATCATTACTGCTAACTACAACGTAGCCTAAGTAGCAAACTTAGGGGCCCCTGTAATGGGGGCTCCTTTCCTTATTTTTGGGGTTCTTGAATGGCTACATCTTTTATAAATTTAACTAACCAGCTTCTACGAAGACTCAACGAAGTTGAGGTAAAGGTAGTTGAGTTTACTGGTTGTAGAGGAGTTCAAGCCCTAGCAAAAGATGCCATCAGAAACTCTATCGCGCAAATAAACGCGGCGGAGTACGAGTGGCCCTTTAATTCGGCGGAACATACGCAAACTTTAAATGTGGGGCAGGAAGATTATTCTTGGCCGCAGTATTTTAAGACAGCAGATTTTGAAAGTTTTATAGTGGCGAAAAATCCGCTACTGGGAACTACAACATCTAAGCTTAATTTTATATCGCGGGATGTTTATTACGATAAGCACCGGACAGATGATTTAGACGCGGAAAACTCTGAGGGACTCGGACTACCTACTTTAGTAGCTCCCGCCCACGGTAACGGGTATATCGTGTCTCCTACTCCGGACAAGGCGTATGTCATACAATATCGGTATTACTTAAACTTTGCAGATTTACAGTTAAATACTGACGCCACCCGAATTCCTACGCCCTATGACTATGTCATTATTGAGGGTGCGCTAAGTCAGATGCACTTATTTAGGAATAATAATGAGGCGGCCAGTATTGCTCTCCAGCTTTTTAGAGAGGGCATAAAGAACATGCAAGGAATCCTAATTAATCAGTACCAGACAGTTACTGATACCAGAACTCTCAGAGTGGTTAGGGCTTACTTTTAGATGCCAGATTCAATTGAAAGTTACAAAGTCGTTTGCGGCGGTGGGTTAAA